AACTTGGAGGAGGAGCTGTATTAGTTGGAGGAATAGTTTTGTTATTAGCTAAATAATATGGGTCAAGATATAAAAAAAGTAATACGATCAGAATATTTAAAATGCGCCAAAGATCCAGTGCATTTTATGCGTAAATATTGTTATATACAACACCCACAAAGGGGCCGTATACAATTCAATTTATTCCCATTCCAAGAAAAGGTATTGTCGTTATTCCAGGATAATCCATATTCAATAGTATTAAAATCTAGACAATTAGGTTTATCTACCTTATCTGCAGGTTATTCTTTATGGCTAATGACATTCCATAAGGATAAAAATATTCTTTGTATTGCAACAAAACAAGAAACAGCTAAAAACATGGTTACAAAGGTAAAATTTATGTATGAAAATTTACCTTCATGGATTAAAATTAAAGCAGCTGAAAATAATAAATTAAACCTACGACTTGAAAATGGTTCTCAAATTAAAGCTACATCAGCTTCAAGTGATGCAGGTAGATCAGAAGCAGTATCATTACTATTAATTGATGAGGCAGCATTCATTGAAAATATTGGAGAAATTTGGGCATCAGCTCAACAAACACTAGCTACAGGTGGTGGTTGTATTGCTTTATCTACACCTTATGGTACAGGTAATTGGTTTCATCAAACCTGGACTCGAGCGGAGGCAGCAGAAAATGACTTTTTACCTATAAAATTACCATGGTTTGTACACCCAGAAAGAGATGAAGCTTGGAGAAAAAGACAAGATGAATTATTAGGTGATCCTAGAATGGCGGCACAAGAGTGTGATTGTGATTTTAGTACATCAGGTGATATAGTATTTTACCCAGAATATATAGAATATTATGAAAAATCTTTTATTAAAGATCCACTAGAAAGAAGAGGTAATGACCAAAACTTATGGGTTTGGGAACAAGCAGATTATTCAAGAAATTATATGGTAGTAGCTGATGTATCAAGAGGCGATGGTAAAGATTATTCTGCATTCCATGTTATAGACACAGAAACAAATGTACAAGTAGCTGAATATAAAGGACAAATTGGTACTAAAGAATACGGACACTTATTAGTTGGTATAGCTACAGAATATAATGAAGCAATGTTAGTAATAGAAAATGCTAATATTGGTTGGGCTACTATACAGGTAGTAATTGATAGAGCATATCAAAATCTTTACTATTCACAAAAGAGTGGAGAAGCCAATGTTAATTCGTATTTTGATAAATATCAAGACCATACAAAAATGGTTCCTGGATTTACTATGTCATCAAGAACACGACCTATGGTGATAGGTAAATTCCAAGAATATATTGGAGATAAAGGGGTTACGATACAGTCTAAAAGATTAATAGAAGAAATGAAAACATTTATATGGCGTAATGGAAGACCAGAAGCTCAGTCAGGGTACAATGATGACTTAGTTATGGCTTTTAGTATTGCTATGTATATCCGAGATACTGCCCTTAAATTTAGACAAAGAGGTATAGATCTCACAAGACAATCGCTGGAAAATATGCAAGTTAACAGAACAGCATATCAAGGCAGTTATGGTAATAATCAAAACGTTAAAAATCCATACCAAATAGACACAAATAATGGTAAAGAAAACATTGATTGGTTATTATAATAATATTTATAACAATAATAATATATAAACATGGCAAATACTAGTGTATTTTCAAGATTAAGAAGATTATTTTCAACTGATGTAGTAATACGAAATGTAGGAGGTGATCAAATCAAAACAATAGATTCAGGACACATCCAATCTAGTGGTGAGTATGAAACTAATGCTTTAGTTGATAGATTCAATAGAGTATATTCTACAGCTCCTTCCTCTTTATATGGAGCACAATTTAATTTAAATTACAATTATTTAAGACCTCAATTATACTCTGAATACGATATAATGGATCAAGATGCTATTATAGCTTCGGCATTAGATATTTTAGCTGATGAATCTACTCTTAAAAATGATATGGGAGAAGTACTTCAAATTAGAAGTTCAAATGAAGATATACAAAAAATTCTTTATAACTTATTTTATGATGTATTAAACGTTGAGTTTAATGCTTGGATGTGGATTAGACAAATGTGTAAATATGGTGATTTTTTCCTTAAAATGGAAATATCAGAAAAATTTGGTGTTTATAATGTTATACCTTACACTGCATACCACATTGAAAGAATGGAAGGCCAAAATTCTGAAAACCCATCAGAAGTAAGATTTAGATGGAACCCAGATGGATTTGCAGGTGGTTCTTATGGTTACTATAATGTACCTAATCAAAATGTTGATGATGATAGAGGAGGTATAGTATTTGATAATTATGAAATGGCTCACTTTAGATTTGTAGCTGATGTTAATTATCTTCCTTATGGTAGAGCTTATATCGAACCAGCTAGAAAATTATTTAAACAATATACATTAATGGAAGATGCGATGTTAATTCATAGAATTGCTCGTGCCCCAGAAAAAAGAATATTTTATGTAAATGTTGGAGCTATTCCTCCAAATGAAGTAGAAGCATTTATGCAAAAAACTATTTCAAGTATGAAACGTACTCCTATGATGGATGAAAAAACAGGTGAATATAACCTGAAGTACAACATGCAAAACATGCTTGAAGATTTTTACATACCAGTTAGAGGTAATGATAATGCAACTAAAATTGATACAACACCAGGTTTATCATATGATGGTATCCAAGATGTAGAATATTTAAGAGATAAATTATTTGCAGCACTTAAAATACCTAAAGCATTTTTAGGATATGATGAAAACACAGAAGGTAAAGCTACATTAGCTGCTGAGGATATTAGGTTTGCTCGTACAATTGATAGAATACAAAGAATTATTTTATCTGAATTTAATAAAATAGCATTAGTACATTTATATACTCAAGGTTATACAGATGAAACATTGACTAATTTTGAATTGTCAATGACTACTCCATCAATTATATATGACCAAGAAAAAATTGAATTATTAAAATCAAAAACAGAATTAGCAGGTTCATTATTAGAACAAGGTTTAGTATCATCTGATTGGATTTATCATAATGTATTCCACTTTAGTGAAGATCAGTATGATGAAATGAGAGAATTAGCTAGAGAGGATGCTAAACGTAAGTTTAGAATAGAACAAATTAAAGCAGAAGGTAATGACCCAGTTACTACAGGTAAATCATATGGTACACCTCATGATTTAGCTTCATTATATGGTATGGGTAGAATGCAATCAGACCCAGCTAATGTACCAGCAGGTTATGCTGAAGATGATCCTAAATTAGGAAGACCAGTAAACTCAATTAGTAATAGAGGAAAACAAGATAGTAATTTTGGGAAAGACCCATTAGGTGTAAAACGAATGAAAGATACAGACAAAAATGATGGAGATGGAAGACCACGTATCAGTGAATTTGAAAGTCCTAAAGTAACATTAATGAAAAATAAAGATTTATTTAAGAATCTTCCTAAAAAACGAATGGTTTTTGAAGGAGATAAAGACGATAGTACACTACTTGATGAATCTCAACTAAAAAGCTAATATTTATAAATAAATATATTTTTGATGAAAATAAAACATTCAAAATTTAAAAATACTGGTATATTATTCGAATTACTAGTAAGACAAATCACAGCGGACACTTTAAAAGGAATTGATTCCCCAGCAATTGATATTTTAAGAGAAAATTTTGTTAAAACACAGTTAGGTCGTGAATATAAGTTATACGAATCAATACTTAAATCAAAGGTTGTTAATGAATCTAGAGCACATGCTATGATAGCTACACTTTTTGAAAATTCAAGAAAGTTTAATAGAACAACTTTGAAAAAACAAAAGTATAGCCTTATTAATGAAATAAAAAAACATTATAATTTAGAAGAATTTTTTGGTTCTAAAGTAAAAAATTACAAACAAATAGCAGCTATTTATACTTTAATTGAAAGTTACCATAGTGAAAAAATTAACCTAGATCAGGTAAATGATAATAAAGTTACTATATTAGAATTTTTAACTAAAAAAGAACAGTTAAAAAAACAAGAACCTATAATGGAAGAATATAGTGCTTATGATAAAGATTTAAGAACTTTAACTTACAGAGTCTTATTAGAAAAATTTAATGATAAGTATGATAATCTAAGTAAAGAACAAAAAGATATACTTAAGGAATTTATTTATGCAGTAGATTCAAAACCAGCACTTAGAGAGTTTTATAACGAAAAAGTCAACACATTAAAGAGTATTTTATCTGAAATATCTAACCAAATAAAAGACCAAGCTACAAAAATTAAAATAACAGAAGTAGCTAAATTATTAACTGAATTAGATAAAACTGATAAAGTAGATAATGATAATTTAGTTGATTTGTTACAATATTACGAACTAGTAAAAGAAATACAAGTAGCAAATGGCGTACAAATATAAACTTAGTGAAATGTCTAAAACTGCATCATCTAAAGATGCAGAAAAAGAATTAGATAAACCAAAAAAAGGATTTGAAAT